AACAAGTCTATCAAAGCGGAGTATCGGTTTGGTACCACAGGTACTCTGGACGGGACACAGGTACACAAGTTAGTCCTTGAAGGATTGTTTGGTCCTGTCCATCGTGTCACTACGACACACGAACTACAGAAACGAGAAACACTCGCTAAAGTTGATATAGATATAGTGTTACTTAAATATGCGAGAGAACATTGTCAACTTACAGACAAAAGGACGTATCAAGATGAAATTGATTTCATCGTCAAGTACGAAAAACGAAACAAGTTTATCGCAAATCTGGCAGTCAATCAAACCGGCAATACTCTGGTGTTGTTTAACCTTGTGGATAAACACGGCAAGGTTCTACGGGATCTGATAGAAGAAAAATTGCAAGATGGACAAAGACTCTTCTATGTTTCAGGCGAAACTAAAACGAATGATCGTGAACAGATTCGGAATATTGTGGATCGTCAAAAAAATTCTATTATCCTTGCTAGCCTTGGCACTTTTTCTACTGGCATTAACATACGGAATATACACAACATTATATTTGCCTCTCCCAGTAAAAGCCAAATACGGGTCTTGCAATCCATTGGCAGAGGATTACGAGTGTCAGATGATGGCAGTGCATGTAAACTATACGACATTGCAGACGACCTACACTACAAGTCTAAGAAAAACTTTACCCTTCTCCACAGCGCAGAAAGAATAAAGATATATAACAGGGAGAAGTTCCCCTACAAAATAACTCAGGTACCTATATGATGTATAATGACAAAAATTTCTGGCAATTCAAACTGAACTCTGGTGATGAGATCATCTGTGAAGTTATGGAGTGGCCGATGGGGGACAGTAAAGACATGATCATCCGGAATGCGATGTCTTTGAGTTTCCAGTGGGATGATACGGGAGATCAGATTTACGGTCTCAAACCTTGGTTTACAATGATCGAAAATCATGAGGAGTATATTGTAATCAATACGAACCATATTCTTGGTACATCAAAACCTAATGGTTCATTCAAAAAAGAGTACGTTGATGCGGTTGACGAAATGCACAGTCTTGCAAAGAGAAGACAATTGACTTTGCAACGCAAGACAGAGGCAGACGAACAGTCGTTTATGCAAGCGTTGGAGAAACTGACACAAGGTCTTTCAGAACCCGATTCTGATAAGAATAATGTCATAGACTTCCCAACAAAACCGAATATTCACTAAGCGGCGATCAACGGCTTTAGGGTAACATTTCTTTTTACATTTGTCAAGCCTTGATTTCACTTTTTATTTACGGTATAATAGGTGAAATTTTGGTGCGGAGAGTTATTATGAAACCTAAAGATAAACCTCATTATGTCAATAACGCTGACTTCTCACAGGCGGTGGTGGAGTATGTGTCGTTGTGTAATGATTCAAAAAAGGATGGCATTCCCCGTCCCCAAGTGACGGAGTACATTGCGTCCTGTTTTCTCAAGATTGCGGAAGGACTGTCTCACAAGGCAAACTTCGTTCGTTATACCTATCGTGAAGAGATGGTCATGGACGCTGTGGAGAACTGTCTCAAAGCCATCGACAATTACAATCTGGAGACTGCGACACGGACAGGTAAACCCAATGCGTTTGCATACTTCACGCAGATCGTGTGGTATGCGTTCCTACGTCGTATTCAAAAAGAAAAGAAACAACAGGACATCAAACTCAAGTACCTTGCAGAAACGGATATCGGTGATCTACTGGTAGATGACTACGACAACGAGGAGTCGATTCGTCAGACACAATCGTTTGTGGATAGTTTACGAGAACGTATTGATGATGTAAAAGAGACCGATGCCGCCGTGAAGAAATTTGCACAGGAGACTAGAAAACGTCGGCGAAGACGTGTAGACTCAGACCTATCTGATTTTCTAAGTGAGGAAGACCTGTGATGTGGACCTATGAATGTGACGCAGGATCATACAAAGAGTCGTCCCTGCTTCGTCTTGTCTGGGCAATACACTCGCACCGTATGCACCATCTAATCAAACATGGGAGATATGCAGATTGAAGATTGCCATATTGAATGACACTCACTGCGGTATCCGGAACTCATCCGAAGTGATGATGGACTACCAAGAGAGATTTTATCGTGATGTATTTTTTCCGTATCTTCAAGAACATGGTATCACTAAGATACTGCACCTTGGTGACTACTACGACAACCGTAAGTTTATCAACTTCAAGGCGTTGGAACACAACCGGAAAATTTTTCTGGAAAAAATCCGTGAGTACAAGATGAAAATGGACATCATTCCCGGCAACCATGACGTGTACTACAAGAACACCAACACCCTTAACTCTCTGAAGGAACTGTTAGGACACTACATGGAAGAGGTTCGCATCATCGAAAAACCGATGGTGGTGAACTATGACGGTCTAGATGTCGCACTCATACCTTGGATCAATCAAGACAACGAAACGGAGTCTATGAAGTTTCTGAAAGGGTGTAAGGCACCGGTGGTGGGTGCACACCTAGAACTAGAAGGATTTGAAATGCAGGCTGGGATTCCCTGTACGCATGGTATGAGTGCATCGGTGTTCAATCGTTTTGAAACTGTTTTGTCTGGACACTTCCACACCAAGTCAAACGTGGGTAACATTCACTATCTGGGATCTCAGATGGAGTTCTTCTGGAGTGATGCACACGATCCTAAGTTCTTTCACATCTTTGATACAGACACACGAGAACTTACCCCCGTTCAGAACACAGAGACTTTGTTCGAACGGATATACTACGACGACGAATCATCTAATCCAATGACCAAGGACATACGACATCTGGACAATAAATTTGTCAAGGTTATCGTGACCAACAAGTCCAATCCCAAGATGTTCGATTCGTTTATCGACCGGATCAACTCGCGCAAGATACACGAACTCAAGATCGCAGAGAACTTCGAGGAGTTCATTGGTAACAGTGTACAGGATGAAAAGATTTCAGTTGACTCTACCGAAGATTTATTGTATACTTATATTGATGCAGTGGATACTCCGCTGAACAAAGACACCATCAAAGGTATGGTGCGTGAACTAATGGTTGAGGCGCAGACACTAGAACTGGTATGATAATATTCAAAACTTTACGGTACAAGAACTTTCTTAGTACCGGTGATTCGTTTACCCAAATAGATCTAGACAAATCTCCATCGACTTTGATCGTAGGTCAGAACGGTGCTGGTAAGTCTACCATGTTGGATGCAATCTCGTTCGCACTTTTCGGTAAGGCGCACAGGAACATCAACAAAGGTCAGTTGATCAACTCTGTCAACGGCAAAGCATGTGTCGTCGAGGTGGAGTTTTCTGCGTTGGGATCTGAGTACAAAGTCTTACGTGGAGTCAAACCCACTAAGTTTGAAATCTATCGTGACGGTACATTGTTGAACCAAGACTCACATAACAAGGAGTATCAGAAGGTACTCGAACAAAACATTCTCAAACTAAACCACAAATCGTTTCACCAGATTGTGGTATTGGGTTCGTCTTCGTTCGTACCGTTTATGCAACTCCCTGCAAGTCACCGACGTGAAGTGATCGAGGATCTATTGGACATCAATGTGTTCTCCAAGATGAACACTATTCTCAAAGAGAAGTTGTCCATAATCAGAGAAAAGATTCGTGCAAATCAAGCAGATATTGATAATATCCAATATAAGATTGACACACAGACTAAATACGTAGAGAACCTTGAAAGAAATCAAAGGGACACTCGCAACGAAAAACTTCTCGAAGTCGCACGACTGGAAGATGCAATCAACAATGTTCGACTAGGTATGGTCGATCCCGATGAATCTGCGCTTGCAGAACTCAATCAACAACACACTCAAATCACGGATAAACTGACAGAGATCAAAAAGTTTGATCACCAGTTTTCCGTCAAGCAAAAAGAACTCCGCAAAGAGATAAAATTTTATGAAGATAACTCCACTTGTCCCACCTGTGATCAAAGTATCAACGAGGAACTTAAACAAACCAAGACCCTCGCCGCTGCAGAAAAAATCACAAAACTCGAAGAAGGACAACACACCGCCGTCGCAGAAATCCAACGACGGGAGACTCAACTTAGAAGTGTAACGGAGGCGGTCAATGACCTACGAGATCTCCTTGCAGAGTTCGATAAGAAACAGGTAAAGATAGATGAGTACCAAAAACAAATCACACAGATACATGATTACTTGGCCAGACAAAACAACGACGTTACTGACATCGAGTCTGAAAAATCTACCCTACTGGATCTCAATACGGATCGCGAAAGACTCCGTAAACAAAAGTCCGGACTCGCAGAATCCGCTGCGTATTCGGCAGTTGTCGCCGAGTTACTCAAGGACACCGGAATAAAGACCAAGATCGTAAAAGAGTATCTGCCGGTAATTAACCAACTGACAAACAAGTACCTACAGGTACTAGACTTTTTCGTGTCGTTCCATTTGGACGATACATTCAAGGAGTCGATCAAGTCGCGTCACCGCGATGAGTTTTCGTATGATTCATTCTCTGAGGGTGAGAAACAACGTATCGATCT